GTATCAGCACGAAGTAGAAGCTAGAGAGGCGTTGCATCGTATTGATGCGGGTAAGTTAGCTGACAGTGTACGTGATCACACACCAACGCCGCAGGGTTTAGGCACACGACTGAGAAAACAATGGGATGCCAAAACTGAGCAAAGCCAAGGAGAAAAAGAAACTTGATGCAGCACTGAGCCGATACGTACGTGCAAGCAATGCAGACGAAAATGGTTACGTGTCTTGTTTTACATGTGGTGTAAAAAAATTGTGGAAGGAATGTGACTGCGGGCATTTTATTACCCGCGCTAAGTTAGCAACGCGATTCCTGTACAAGCCATCAGAGGGATTAGTCAATGTCATGCCCCAATGCAAGCGATGTAACGGATTCTTAGGTGGTCAACAATTTGTATTTGCACGGAAATTAGACGAAATTTATGGAGAGGGTACAGCAGAAAACATACTGTTTCTCAGCAATATGCACGTAGATTTTACAGCAGAAGAATACAAAGAGTTGCGCAAGCATTACGATGACTTGTTTCGAGAACTTCATAAATGATCACTATGATGAACTGTTGCAACACAGTAATCGCTACGTCGGAAAAAAGTACGGTGCAGATGTGCTGCATGACATGCTTTATGCATTCCTTACTAAGCAAGACAAATTAGATGCGCTATGCGAACGCGGCGAAATGAAGGCGTATATCTGCCGTGCGATTTACATAGCAAGCTATAGCAACGAATCTTTCTACAACCGTAAGTACAAAATCTATGACAAACTGCGAGGTGAATACACAGACAACCATAGCGAACCGGAAGAAACAGCAACATTCAGCAGACACGAAGAGCAGCTAAAAACCGTATTTGCTATATTGCAAGACATACATTGGTTTGATAGAGAGGTATTTAAGGCATACTATCTTCATAATCACACATTAGACACGTTTACAAATGCAACAGGAATCCCCCGGCAAACGCTCTACAGGAGCATCAGAAAAGCCAAAAGGAAAATCAAAGAAGCGATCAACGAAATCGAAGGGACTTGGTGACGACATCGAGAAAATCACTAAGGCGACAGGCATTAAGAGGGTGGTCGATGCAATTGCAGAAGCTACAGGTACAGATTGCGGCTGCGGAAAGCGTAAGGAATGGCTGAACAACCGATTCCCAAGCTATGACGGCATGAGCAAAGAAGACCAAGAAATCTATGCAAAGGAACTGCGCCCACGATTAAAGCCGGGCATTACTATCGACTTTGCGTTTCAGGCAATGTTCATTGACGTATACCAACGCACATTCGGAGTACGTCTAAAGAAGCGCCGATGCTCTGACTGTTTTTTGAAAGAAGGTGAGAAGTTAGAGAAAGCCTACATAGCCTCATGCGACTCCTAACCGCTGCAATGTTGGATGGCTACCAACGCAGAAAAGATAGAACTGTAACCCTAAGATTCGTAACACAGGAACAGAGTAGCGACAAAATCATGGAGATAGATTCCATGCTTGACGGATACGGATTCCTGTACTTCAGACCCGAAGAGCAACTACGAGAAGATGAGATAGAGGAATTAGACAACCTCGATATGGACATCTACGATAACCGCAAAACGCAGAGCCAACGTTTACGCGGCGTGTTGTACAAAGTATGGGAGCAAGGGACACAAGACCTTGACTTTAAGACATACTACAAACAGGAAACAGAGAAGATAATCCAACACTATAAAAACAAATTGACAGAGTGACTTGAAGATACCGGAATAATTTCACACGTAGACGGCTACAGCATTACCTTCCGGTTGTCCCCTATCTATTACGCCATGCATGCAAACGCAAAGCCAATGTTAGATGGGGGACTTTTTCTTTGTATAATGCAATGGTTCGAGATAAGTCCAGAGAGGGAACCCCAACTGGACTAACTGTAAACAACAATAGAATACAATGCCATTCAAGAAAGGAGAAAGCGGAAATCCGAACGGAAGACCTAAAGGGGCAAGGGACAAAGTATCTACTGCAGCCCGTGAAATCTTTGTGCAGGTTATGGAGGGCGAGATGGACAACATCAAGGATTCGCTACAGATCCTGCGAGAGAATAGTGATGAGAAGTACCTAAAGGCTTTGAGCAGTTTGATGCCCTACTTTATGCCCAAGCAGGTAGAGCAGGAAATCACAATGAACGAACCAACAGGTACGCCCACATGGTTCGATGAGGTATTGCAGAACGAAGAGGTTCAAGACGATAACCCGCTTACGGAATAGTGAAACAACCTAAGACGTATTACGATTTTAAGACCTGTAGAAAGCGCGTACAGGTTCATCAAGGGGGTACGCGTAGCGGGAAGACATATAGCATCTTACAGGGGCTGTGTGAGCTTTGTTGGAACAACGTCAACAGCGGCATGATTATTACGGTTGTACGTCGCACGTACCCTAGTTTGCGCGGATCGGTACTGCGTGACTTTATCGAGATACTGCAAAGCCAAGGACTGTATGAGGAGAAGTACCACAACAAAACGGAGAGCCTATACGACCTGTTTGGTAATACATGGGAGTTCATAGCGGTAGAACAGGAAAGCCGAATTCGTGGAAGGAAGCGACACGTCGTCTACATCAACGAAGCAAACGAATTGTCACGGGACATGTTCATGCAGCTTGCACTGCGTACGACATGGAAAATCATACTTGACTACAACCCAAGTATGGAATACCATTGGATTTACGATGATGTAATTCCGCGTGATGATTGCGCATTTTTCCAAACTACCTACAAAGACAACCCGTATTTAAGTGAGGATACGATTGCAGAGATTGAACGCCTCAAGGAAACAGATGACAATTATTGGCGCATCTACGGTTTAGGTGAAAAGGGCATAAGCAAGGAAACCATCTTTCAAACGCACACCTATACAGCCCTACCTGAGAACACTAAGACGATTGCATACGGTTTAGATTTTGGTTACGCAAGCGATCCTGCTGCGCTCATTCTTGTACATGCACGCGGTGATGAGTTGTACATAGAGCAAAAGCTGTACAGCGGAGGGTTAACAAATCAAGACCTAGCACATGAGTTCAAGAAGCTAGGCATAACGCGGCATCAAGAAATCATAGCAGATAGCGCAGAACCGAAAAGCATTACTGAACTGCATCGCATGAACTTCAATGTCAAGCCTGCCAAGAAAGGCGCAGACAGCATACGCAATGGCATCGACATCATGCGCAGGCACAAGCTATACGTTAAGGACGATAGCATAGACGTACAGAAGGAATTTAGGAACTACAAGTGGATGACTGATAAAGACGGTCGTATCTTACCTACACCAAAGGACGAATGGAATCATGCTATAGATGCGATTCGATACGTCTGTCTAAACAAGCTTGCACACCGTAACCGTACATATTACTTGAGATGAGCAGAGTAAAGAAAATCATACTGCCTACCGATTGGAACGAGGTAACGATTGATCAATACCGCGAAGTGTGGAAAGTATATGAACGCGAAACAGAACCATACAACGCAGTGCGTAGGGCGATCGAGGTATTAGCAGGTTTAGAGCAAGGAGAACTGCAGCACGCAGAATGGACATCGATAGAACACAGCGCCAACATCATACATTGGTTTCTGCAAGAACCTGATGCATCTACTATGAAGATGCCATTACAAACTTTGATTGATCATAAAGGTCAGCGGTACGGCTTTATACCTGATTGGACAAAGTTAACCGTAGGTGAGTTTGCAGATTTAGAAAGCTATTGTCAAGACGGGACGTTTGACAACCTGCACAAAATCATGGCGGTGTTGTACCGACCTGTTTACGTAGAAACTTACTCAGGCTACGAAATAGCCCTGTACGACGTAGACAAGAAACGGCAAGAAGCTATGCGGGAACTGACGATGGATGTAGCTATGGGCGCATTGGTTTTTTTTTGCAACATCGAAAAGGAATTAGCTACCACTATGCAAGCCTCTTTGAAACTAAAGGGTCAGACGAAGCGAAGGGAATCAGTTCTAAATGGGGTTGGTACGCAATCATCCACGAACTAGCACAGGGAAACGTACTGAGTATAAAACCTGTAACAGAGATGTATATTGAAGAGGTACTGACCTTTATGGCATACGAGAAAGATGTCGCGGTCAGTCAAAAGGTAAAGATAGATGCAAACAATAGTAGACATTAATAACATGCTGCAATCCATCGTGAACGATCACGAGGTTCTGCGCAGCTTTCATACGTTTACGCTTGATACGCTTGATATGGACAAGCTAAACGCAAGCGATTACCCGTTGCTGTATGGGCAATGTACTGATGCAGTCCTGACAGACGGCATGACTGAATTTACGTATGAGATTATTGTAGGTGACCTTGTAATTGAGGAGCAACAGGAACACATTACACAGATTTATTCTGAAACGTTTTTGTTGCTGCAGGACGTAGCCGCACAATTTGCATTTAACATGAACGTAAGCAGTTTAGTTGATGGCAACAATTGGTCATTTCAACTGCCGTTACAGTGTCAACCTTTTACCGCACGTTTTGACAATAGCCTAACGGGTTGGTCAACTTCGTTTAGCCTTCGCTTGCCGAACGCACTGAATCTATGTGATGCGCCTTATGGATAGCTTGAGGATTTCTATAACGATTGACGGGAAGTTAGTTGACCTAGAACTTGACAACTTTATCAAAGAGTGCAACAGGATCGGCGGTGAGGTAATCGAACAGGCGCGTACGAATCTTGCAGAGGCAGATAAGATAGTTACAGGCACACTAGCTAAGAGCCTGTACTTTGAGTTAATAGAGGACGATGAAGGGCTTGTAATTAAGTTCATGGGCGCACCGTACTACGACTTCGTAGAACAGGGCGTACAGGGCGCAGCAAACAACGCTAAAGCACCCGACAGCCCGTATCAGTTCGGCACAGGATCAGGAGAGAAAGGCGCACTGCGACCCGCAATCAAGAAATGGATTAGGGACAAGGGCATCAGCAACAGTTCATGGAGGGATAAACAAGGACGTTTTCTCAGCATTGATGCAATGTCAAAGCGCATTTCGCGCAGCGTATATCTTACGGGTTTAAAGCCTACGTACTACTATCAAATGGCAATTAACCAACAGATGAAACGCATGGCGAAGCGTTTACAGATGGCATTAGGCGAAGACGTAGACATTTTTATGACGGACAATTATAGCCGCACATTTTCAATTGAAATCACTATTTAATGGCATATACAGTGAATCAAACAAGCACGGGTTTACGTGGTACGTATGACGAACTCATCTTCGTTGTAAACGATGACACGAACACGGGCGAAGAAAAATACCGCTACGCATGCGCGGTAACTATCGACAGCACACAGCAGGCAGTATTGCGACAACTGCCTAACAACGCAGATAGCGCAGTATTCAACGTGCGCAATGTAGCAGCGCAGTTCGTGCATCAAGATGAAGGCGTAATCGAATTAGGGCGAGCCAATACAGTTTTGCTCAGTACGAACAGCACAGCATTTAAAACAGCTACGATGCGATTTGGTTATGCGTACGCTACAAGCGCAGATGCAGAGCCTACGCTTACCTTGTTGCCTGCGACCGATCAGAGCGCACAACTAGTAAACGGAAATTTTACGCTTGCTACAAGTGCGTTGCTTGATTCTGATGATGACGATGCGTACGTGCCTACAGCAAACACAAAGTTTTGGTTGAGCGATACGCCTGAAGTCAACGGTCTGCTCATTAACTATGTTCTGTTTGACGGCACAAAACGCAGCTATTCGACACTTGCATTTATCAACACTACTGCATCATCTGCTACGCACATCGGCGTACGCTACTACAACGGTCAAACAACACTAAGCACGACGGTATATGCCAACAGCACAGCCAACGGAGGCAAGCCGCCAAGTACAGTAACAACAGATAGTCAGCGACTATTGTATTTTGGAGTAGGAACAGCAAATCTAGGCGGTCAACTTACAAGCGACATCAACCCTGATTCAAGCACAAACGACGGATGGACACACTATGACGTAGTGCTTGGTAGCAGCACTGACCCGTTTACAGATGCGGTAAGCAAGACATACCGATTTGTCAAGCTTGACTGCACGCGTTTTCAGACAGCAGACGATTATTACACCGTGCATTGGTGGAATAGCAAAGGCGGTTACGATAGCCTAGTATTTAGCGGCAAGTCAGAAGTTACGCAAAGCATGCAACGCCAAGGCTTTAGGCAGATAGGCGGCAATAGCTTTGATGCAGATGGCGATACGACGGATTACGTAAAGAATGCGTACGAAGGAGGCATGACACAGGCACACATCCGTACCAAGACAACGCTAAACCTTAACACAGCATTTGGCGATCCTGACCGTTTGTCGCCGCTTATGATGTCACTTGTAAATAGTGAACGTGTATACGTGTCGCCTGCACGCGATTTTGGACTGAATGCAAATCAAACAAATTCGTCAGGCTACGTACGCGCATATGTACAGGATAACAATTTTACAAACCGCACAAGCGTAAAGGACGGGCTGACTTCGTTTGCCTTGCAGCTTGAGGTATCACGATATAGACCCACGCGCTAATGGGACAACTTGTAGCTATAGTACAGGGAGGAACAACGCAGTATGAGTTGGACTTGCCTGATACGCCGATTGAACTGAATTTTCAGTTCCAAGATTTAAATGAGCCTTTAGCCTCAAAATCGCCGTATACGTTCAACTTTAATTTGCCGCCATCGCGGAACAACGTACAGTTCTTTTCCTACTACTACGACTACAATGTTACGTTAGGTTCATTTAAGGCACAGACGAAAACAACCGTGCAGTTGTACAGCGAAGGCATCCTAATCATGGAAGGCGTGTTGCAATTGTACAGCGCAAGCGAAGAAGGATTTGTAGTAAATGTGCTGCAGGAACTAGCAAGCCTATTTGAAAGCATACGTGACCTAAGTTTTGAAGAACTGTTTACGGATGAAAACGGCGTTGATACTGACCTCGATCATGCTTTGACGTGGACAAACATTATCAATTCGTGGACGACTACAAACGATATTACGTCAGGTACTGTAGGTAACGGCGTAATTGTGTACCCGCTGTCCGATTGGGGTCAGAACAGCACAAACAACAGTGCTAATGAAGGCATAGGGTTAGGTTTTGTGTTTAATGGAAGCGGCACAGGATTAGCAGGAACAGGCAATGTAGCATCGTTATTAGCAAAAAACTTTAAGCCTGCTATTCGTATACAATATGTAATCAATTACATTTTTGAACGCGCAGGCATAAACTACGAAAGCGCATTTTTTGACAGCGCCGATTTTAAGAATATCTACATGTTCCTTGCTACGGAAACGGAACGTGCTACAAGTCGCGCAAGCTATGGTTTTCGTATGGGTATTGCGTCTACGCAAACCATTACATCTGCTAACGCAGGTATTTATGAACAGATTGCTTTTACAGAGGAAAGCAGCGCACCGTTCTATGACCCTGACGGACTTGTAAGTTCTAGTACGTTCACCGTACCATACGACGGCGATTATTACTTAACTGCACGTCTAATCGTAATGGTGCAGTCAGTCACGGATAGCACCTCTTTTAACGTGCTGTGCCGTATGATGGTCAATGGTGAACTTGTTACAAACACACAGCAAGTACCATGCGACCCAAACGAAACGAATGTTGCTGACTACGGATATTTGCTAACGCTTTCGCAAGGCGATACGGTCACAGTGCAGGTAGCACATACAAACAGTTTTGATGATGTCAGTATCATTACCACTAACTCAACAGGCACAACCTTATGGCAACTAATTTCCTATGATGGCACAGGCGGTTTTGTAGACGTATCGTCAAACTTTCCTGATATTCGGGTAGACGAATGGTTGCGTGCTATTTGCGAGAAGTTTAACATCGTAATGATTACAAAGCCTACTGATCCGGGCATTGTATACGCAGAGCCTTGGGAAGATTGGTGGAACAACGGTACAACAAAAAAGGACTTTACGAATAAGGTAGATGCAGACAGTATAAGCATTGAGCCTACTACAAAGTTTCAAAAGAAAGAATACGTTTACGAGGACAGCGAAGGCGAGGATTTTATAAACCTTTGGTATCAACACCATTTCCGTAAAACATACGGTCGCTACATCTACGAAAACGATAACGACTTTGCTACAGGCAAAGAGAAAACAAGCGACATATTCCAACCGCTGCGTAATAGGCGTGTATTTCAGAACATTCAAAACACAGGCGAAAGTTTAGTGCCTAATGTGCTAGTGCCTACGTTTTGGAATTGGCACGACGGCAGTAACGGTTCAATCTACCTAAAAGAATTTGTCAGTTGTAAACCTGTCCTTGCCTATTACAACGGCTTGCAAAGCATAGGCAACGGTCATCAGTTTTCATACGGAGGCACGTTGTACAGCGACTATCCTTATTTCGCAGAGTACAACAGCGTAGGAGTTACTACTAGCACAAAGTCATTGCAATGGGGCTACACGTACCCCGATAATCTAGATGCGCCATTTGTAAGTAATGGCGATACAGCAGGGATCACAAACAACTATCTGTTTACTACGTATTGGCTGCGTATGTTCAATGAGTTGTACAGCGACGAAAGCCGCGTAATGACGTGCAAACTTGACGTGTCTACAACAGATGTATACAATCTTGAGTTTAACGACCTGCTGTACATAGAAGGGGCGTATTGGCGAATCATAAGCCTTGACAACTTTACACTTGACAACAGCACCTTAGCTAACGCTAAATTAATTAAAGTCATTGATGCGGCTGCAGCGATTATAAAACGCGATTGCAATCTTCAGGTAGATTCGTTTAATACAGATGGCACAGTAAATTTTGTGTCTGCAACTACAGGTAGCGCAGCAACGCCTACAGAAGAATGTTGTACAGGCAACGGCTTTATATGGTCAGAATCGCTGACAGAATGTTTTTACAAAAGCGGAACAAATTCTAACGGCAGTCATCCAAATGCGCCAAGCGGAATACCTCAGCCAATCAGCGGACATAGCAACGGTTTAGTGCCGGGTTTGCCGGGAACGAACGTAGTAAGCAAAAGCTTTGCGTTTAAAAACTCTACATCAATACAGGGCGGTACGTATACCGTGCAACTGTATGCGGAAACGACAAGTGCCTCAGCCGTAAACGCTAAAACTGCAGACGGCATAGATACGTTTGACATTCCACTAGATACAATTGCATACATCACTTATGATGTAACTATGATTGAAATTGGCGGGTCAGCAGCGTCTGTAGGCGAAGCAAGCAACTTTACGGCGCGTACGTCGATAGCTAACACGCGGGATTTAGCAAGTAATGCGCCTGCGGTGCGTAGGGTAGGCGGAACACCTACCGTAATTAATACGGAGAAGGATTCAGGAGTAACGGCAAGCATTGACACTGCTACAGCGCAAAGGGTCGCAGGAGCAGATGCAACCTACACAGTAGAATGTACGGGTCAGGCAAACGTGACTGCAAGTTGGCTCATTAACGCTACAGTTCAGTTTGTGCAATTGTCGGGACTAGACATTTCTACTGATCCTACAGCGTACTTCAACTTGTCTAATACAAAGATTCACCTAAACGACGGTAGCAACACCGAACTACACTTTAACAAATGAAGTATTGGGTAAACAGCGTTGGATATGGATTGCCTGTAGCTATACGATTGACGGTAGCGAACAACGTAAAAGGTACGGGTATATGGCGATATTGGTACGGGATTAATGACCTGCGCCAAAGCAATTGGAAAAAGCTGAGATTAATATTAAACAACAGATGGCAGCAGAAGCGAAAGTAAAAATTAAGGGCGAAGAAACCGTAACAGCAGCGGCGGAGAGTGCAGGCGATGCGGTAGAGCGTTTAGAACGCCGCATGGGTAAAGCGGGTAAAAGCGCAAAAAAAGATTGGGCAGGCATTGGCGATTTGTTTAGTCAGTTTTTGCCGCGAGGTTTTCAGCGCACTATCCGTTCGTTTAAATCGACACAACGTCAAATCGGGCGTTTAGCGCGTGGCTTTAAATCGTTGCGCGGTGCTATTGCTGCTACGGGCATTGGTGCATTTGTAGTTGCATTAGGTCTTATTGTAGATAATTGGGACAAGATTAGCGAAGCAATTACAGGCGCAAGCGATGCAACAAAAGATGCCGTTACGGAAAGCGAGAAGCTAGTTAAGGCAAGCAAAGATCAACTTGACAACATCTCTGCAACGGAAAACATTTTAAAGTTGCAGGGCAAGACAGAAGAGGATATTCTATTGATGCGCATGCAGGCTACCGACGAAGCCATCATGCAGCAAAGGATTCTTATAGAAAATTTAAAAGCGCAGAAAGAAGAAGAAACGGCTGCAGCAGAGCGTGTGACTAAGTACACAAAAGCTATCATTGGCTTGGTGACATTCCCGCTTACGGCTGCATTGGGAATCATTGACACGATCAGTGCAGGGCTTGCAGAAATCGGTGTGCTTGAGGAGGGTACAAGCCTTGCAGAAGGTTACATATCAGGTGTAGCGGGCATGCTGTTTGACCCGCCTGAAGAAGTTGCAGAGAAGGCAGATGAAACAATTGATGCGGCAGAGGCACAACTACAACGCCTAGAAAACACGCGTGCAGGTTACGCCTTACGTCAACAAGCTAACGAAGAAAAACAAGCAGAGGAGGCACGCCGTAAACAAGAGCAGATTGACAAACAGCGTATAGCAGATGAGAAGTTTGTGCAGGATCAGTTGTTGAAGCTGCAGCAGGATTACGAGATACGCAGTTTAGACAGCGCAGATGCTCAAGCAAAGAAACGCTTGGAAATGCAATTTGATGCTGACTATTTAGAACTTGTACAGCGCGGTGCTACGTATGACGCTCTTTTGGCTTTAGCGCGTAAGTTTGATATGGACATAGCTGAAATTGATGCAAATGCAGCAAAACGTAAAAGCGATTTAGAAGCGCAGGTAGCTGACCAATTATACGAACGTTCACTTAGCAATTTTGAGCGATCAGAAATGGCTTTAATGGCTCAGTATGACCGCATGGTAGAGATGGCAGGAGATAATGCCGAATTGATTGCGCAAATCAACGCTGCATACATTGAGGACTATGAACAACTTGTACAAGATTCCGCAGACGAAGAAGAAAACATACAGCTACGTAAAATTGATGCCTTAGCCAATGCAACAAGTGGATTGTTCCGAACGATGGGTCAGATGGCAGAGGACAACAGCAAGCAGCAAAAGAACCTTGCAGTGGCCGATGTATTGCTTAATCAGGCAATGGCTATGGCGGGTGCTATTCGCGGGGCTACAGAGTCAGCAAAAGACCCTATTAGCCTTGCAACCTTCATCGTGTCTATGCTTGGTACGGTATTGGGCAGCTTTGTACAGGTCAAGCAAATCATGGATCAGGCAGGCGGAGCAAGCGGAGGTGTAGGTCGAGGAGGCGGACAAACCCGTTCAGGTTTTGGTGACATGAGCGTTACACCATTGCCTGCACGATTAGATACACCTGACATGCAAGCATACGTTGTACAGTCGCAGTTGCAAGGACAAAATGCTATGGCACAGCAACTAAATAACAAGATTACGCTTTGATGGTACGGGCATGTATTGTAAATTGTACGCGAACAGTAAAAATTATGGAAAAGAAAGAATTCAGCTATAACGGTTGGGCAAACTATGAAACTTGGCTTGTATCGGTTTGGGAGTTTATTCCCTTGTTTGTGGAATACTACTATGAAAGGGAAGCAACACCTGAAGACGTGGACTATCGAGAAATCGAAGATTTATTCATGGAGTATGTTGAAATCCCACGAGGAGCAAGCATT